ACCAGGGCGGCTCATGGCCACCTGGTTATGCCAGGTAGCGGCTGACCACGATCTCGACGTTGTTGTAGTAGATGTTGGACTCGCCGTTATCGAGGTACTCGCGCTGCACGATCTTGCGAGCGGCGGCTTCGTTGCTGGGGCCAACTACCAGGGTGGTGGCCATGGTGCCCAGCGGCGTACCGCTGGCCTTCTTCATGCCGGCCAGCAGTTGCTTGCCCGCCTCGAAGTTCTCCTCGGTCAACGCAGCCTTGGAACCGATGGCGGTCTGGGGGAAGCCAAAACCATAGCCATGGCGACCATCAACACCCTGGGCAACGTAGTTGTTGAACCAGGCGTACTCACTGGTAGCCCCGATAAATTCCAATGCGATCGGGCGGCGTTCCTGGAACAGGATGGGCATCAGGATCTGGGTGTTATCCAGCAGGAACCAGGGGGCACCGGTATCAGTGGTAGGGTCGCCAACCACATTGGAGAAGGTGCTGGCCGGGGTGGTGTCCAGCGGGTGATCAGCATCGAAAAACGGCTGACCGTCATAGCACAGCTCGGTGAAGCCAGCGGCCAGCAGGCCATAGCAGTTCTTATCCGGGAACAAGCCGGTTTCACGACCCCAGCTGCGGGCCAGTACGGCATACTTGCCGATTTTGTCGTCTTCCAGATCTTCACGCTTGATCTTGATGGAGGCTTCATAGGTCTTGTTGGGGATGGCATAGCCATGGGAACCCAACTCAACCAGCATGCGATCACCCACCCACTCCGCGATGCCAGGCAGATCTTTCAGCCAGCCATAGAACTCGCTGGATCCGGAACTGGGCACCTTGGAGGCGATTTTGTCCCACTGCGGGGTGGTGGTGTTGAGGCCTTCAGTGAACGCGGCATTGGAGCCGACAGTCAGAGCCTCGATAATTTGTTCTTGAGTAAACGCCATGGTCAGTTGCTCCTATTAATAAGTCGGCTTGTGGTGGCGGTTGGCGGCCCAGGTCTCGGGCTTGACGCCCATCTGACGACACATGGCCAACTCATCCTGGGTCAGGCCATCGGCGTCTTGCTTGCCAGCCGGCACCTTCTTGGTGGCATCCTTGCTGGCGATGACCGGTGCACCCTTGACGAACTCGGCGAACTGAGTGCGGCCAGCTTCGGTGCGACACATCCCCAGGAACATCTCGCGGTTGGCCGGGGCCACCTTGCCGGCGGCGATGGCGTCATCCACCAAGGCGCCGACTTCCTTGTCCTGGTACTCCTGGAGCTTGGCTTCTGCCGTAGTGGCACGGTTCAAAGCCAGCTCATAGGTTTCCTTGGGGGTGAACTTGGTCAGATCCGGGCCGGCCTCGGCACGGTTCAGCGCCAGCTGACGGTCGGATTTGAGAGTGTTGATCGCAGTCAGCGCAGCATCGGCTGCGGCATCAGCAGGCAGACCCAGCGCCTGGGTCAGTTCAACGGGCAACGGCATGGTGGTTTCCTCGCGGTTGAGTGCAGGTAGTACGTCAAGATTCGGTTCGTTGGTCAGGCCACAACTGGCCAGTGAGATGACAGTGCCGGCATCGTCGAAGTTGAATGCCGGGGAGTAGAAGGCATATTCCTTCTTCTCCAGGATCTCGCTGCCTTCGCTGTTCCAGTCGACTTGCCCCCACACCTCGCCGGCGCGATTCTGCAAAGCCAGGATCCAGCCAACGGCCGGCGCCTTCTCGCCCTTCGGCCCCTTGATGTGGGTGGCGTGCTCAATGTCGAAAGGCCGCTTGCGCTTGAAGGCCGCTACAACGGCATCCGGATTACTGTTGTTCCAGCTGCGGCCATCGTTGCCGGTGAACACACCGGACGGGATCAGCGGCAGCCAGACCTTTTCATCCATCACCTGCAGACGAGACAGGTCAAAGCAAAGGGCCAGGGACAGTTTGGACATACTCGCTCCGTTACATGGCGACCTCCTCTTGGCAGGCGGCCAAACGTAAATCAATCGCCGTCAATGCAACGGCTTGGCGAGTTCAGAATGAGGGATATCTAGGGGGGAGTCAGAATCAGGGGTTTCACTGTCAGCGATGACCGGTCATCACGCGACTGGGGAGTTCAGGATACCGATAAATTGCGGGCAGGCAAGCCAAACGCTAAACCAACCCGCCGACACAGGGCGCAACCACATTTAAACCACGTTTAAATCGACCCAGATTTGTTTAAACGGTTTTTGGACGTGCCATCGTGGCGCCTAACGCTCACAGAGGCGCAGAGAGCGCCTGGTTAAGCCGCTGCTCTTTTGCCACCAGGTCGGCCTTCATGCTCGCAGAACGGCTCTTGCCCGGGTTGTAGTCCCACCCTGGGTCGATGCCGGCCGGCAAGGTCTCCACTTCACCGGTGCGCTTGTTCAGCCATTGCTTGGTGCCATCATCCGGCGCCTCGGTGACGACCCGGCCATCCGCCGTCAGCCGCTCGGCCTCAACCCGCGACACCTGGCGAACGCCGCAATGGCATCCCCAGCCATTGGGCGGCATATGGGTTGACCACCACGGATGATCCACCGGCAGCATGATCCCGGCCCAACTGACGTGCAGGGCTCGGTGCTCCTTGGCCGGCCCCAGCTGGTAGACCAGGAACGGCATGGCCCGCTTGGTGCGCTCGATGCGCTGCCACTGGCCGGCGGCCCTGGCGGTGCGCATGTTGGTGCGGTAGATGGTCTTGATCCGCTCTTCGCTGCCCAGCTGTACCAGTCTGGTTTCGTTGGTCAGTGGGTCGTCCATCTCCTGGATGCCCCACCATCCAGACTTCACCAGCATGGGTTTGAGCGTCTTGGCGAACTGCTCATAGGTCTGGCCCTGCTCCAGCGCCTGCTCGACCAGCTGCCGCACCTCGACCAACAGATCGGCATTCAGCATCTTGGCCACTGTCCAGGCGTTGGCGTGCTCCTCCTTCCACACGTCACGGTAGTCAAAGGCCGGGCTCAGACCCTTGGCCTTGAACCAGTCCAAGGCCTCCTTTGGTGGGAACTTGCTGGCGACCGGCTCAGGCATCTTGCGCATCCCCCAGGCCACGCACCTGGAACAGCAACTGCGCCAGCTGCTGGGTGAACTGCTCGGCGCCCAGCTCGGATTGCAGCTTGCTCAAACCGGCATTGAACTCCTCGAAGCTGCCGGCCTCGTCGGCCAGTTTGAGCAGCGGCGACATGAACTCATCCCCACCCAGCTCAACCCAGTCGGCCATGGCCTCATCGGTCAGGTCGTTGATGATGGCCACGCTGGATTGCTGCACCCGGTTGATGGCCAGGCGGCGATTCATGGCCAGCGGCTCAGCCGGCTGCTGTGCCATCTGGTTCAGCGGCTGCAACAGCTCGTCGCTGGCCTCCGGATCTGACAGGCCGAACTTGTCCCGCATCTCGCTGGAGCTGACCTTCATGCCACGGTCGATCAGCGGCGTGATGCTCTCGACCAGCATTTTGAGATCTTCCGGCTGCGGCACAATCAGCCGCACCTTGGGGTACTCCGCCTGCACGCCCCAGTTCAGGATGATGTAGGGCTTGACCAGGTATTCATTCAGGCAGGCTTCCAGCTGGCGGGCATCCCACTCTGCGATATCCAGCCGCACCTCGTTGTGCACCTCGGCCTGGGAGCGGCTGCTGCCATTGTCGGTGGTCATGGTCTGGCCCAGCACCGCCTTGCTGGTTTGCTCATCGCACCAGCGGGCCATGCTTTCGAACAGGGTGTCACCGCCGTTGCCCTTGGCCGTCTCCACCAGTTCGATCTTCATGCTCTCCGGGATGGCTGCTCCGGCATCCGATGCGATCTGGCCAATGGCAGAGACCAGAGTCTGGATCTGCTCCGGCGTCGCGTTCGGCCCGTACTTACCGATCCGGATCGGAATGCCGAACACCTCGGCAAAGGCCCACCAGTCCCGCACGGTGAAGGACTTGAGCATGTACATGACGGCACACAGGCGGGTCAGGCCATTGCGCCAGATGCTGCCTGACTTGGTGCGCGGGGTATGCACCAGGAACTTGTAGGGCTCCAGCGGCTTGCCCTGGGGGGCATCGTCGCTGATGAGCAGGATCTCCCGCTGGGTCTCGATGTCCGGACGCAAGAAGCGCGGGTCCACCCAGCGAAACTCTACCGGCTTCCAGGGCAGCTTGGTGGTGTCCCACAACATCTCCACCACAGCCACGCCTTTGCCAAGGCCATCCAGCAGGTCGAACAGCAGCTCCGGCATGCCATCATCGGCAATCAGCTCCCGCACCCGGTCGGCCATCAGCACATCGGCGGTCTCATCGCTGGCCGCCTCCACCGTCGGGGTGATCTTGGCCACCGCCAGCTTGCGAGTGCGCAGAACGGACGCATAGTGCAGGTCGCGCTCTTCGATCTCCTCAGCCAGGGCCATGTAGTCAGCCGGGTTGCTGCCATCGATAACCGAACGCAGCAGACCGGCCAGGCGGGTTGGCGTGATGGTGCTGGCCACCGAGGGCGCGCGCGGGTTGCGCACCCCGGTGACATAGGCATTGGCGATCTCCTCATTGAGGATGGCCTTGTCCGGCTTGATGGGGTTGCCTCTGGCATCGACAAGTTGGGTCACAGTGATACTCCTCGGCCTCTGGCGGCCCTGATCTGTTGCTGGTCTTCGTAGGCGTTACGCTCTGCTACCGACCGATAGTGTTCTGGCGCGCCGGCATTGGGCCGGCCAACGGCATGCAGGCCATACTCGGTAAACTCGCTGCGGCTGGCCAGGTAGGCCAGGAAGATGGCCACCGCCGAGTCACCGTGGCGCTTGTTGCCGTCGCTGCCGGCCGTGCGGCTATCGTCAATGCCTGGCACACCCCGGGTGATCTGGATCTGACCCAGGTCGGTGATGATGTCCTCGTGCTTGGGCAGCACCAGCTCGTCATCTTCAAAGGCGGCCTTGAAGCGCGGCATGTTCTCCCGATAGAAGCCCACCGACAGCATCACCTGCACCACCTCTTCGCCGTAGCGGTAGGCGGCCTGCTCGGCCAGGTATTGGCCATTGCCACGGGCATCCAGCCAGATGCCATTGCGGCGCGGCAGGCAGTCACAGATGAAATAGAGCACCTGCTCCTGCTGCTTGAATGGCACGTTCTTGAGCTCAACGGTGAAGGGCACATGGCGGGTGGTGTCATCATGCACCTGGATGGGCGCCAGCACGGTCAAGTCGCCTGAGCGGGCGAAGTCCTCCCCCAGGGCATGGCGGATCTCTTTTGGCAGGCTCAGCAGATGAGGCAACACGACCTCATCAAGCCACTCCTGCATCTCGCCGATGCGCACATGCTCTGGCGCCGCGTTGAAGGCCGCCGAGCCGGTGAAGCGCAGCACAGGACCATCCCCCCTGGCGGCCCGCTCCCGCAGGCCACGTGGCAGGTAGGCACCGCCGCCGTTCTTTGGCTGGCAGTAGTACTCCTCCAGGGCGTCCTCTTCGGTGGCGGTGTCCTTGAGCAGGTTGGTCAGCCACTCATCTTCGGCGGCCTGGCTCCAGGTCTTCTTGCTGACCTGGCAGATCCGGCGATACAGACCCTCCTGCACAGCGGTATCGATATCCACCCGGTGGACGCTGAACCGTTTCTTGCCGGCACGGCTGTCCTGGATCAGGGTGTTGAACAGGTTCTCTATGCCGTTGTGGGTGGAGATCAGGCGCACCTTACTGCCCCACATGGTCAAGGCCAGCGCCGCCTTGAGCACGGCTGCCAGGTCTTTCTGGAAGGCGGCCTCGTCTATGATGACGTTGCCCTGCATACCCCGCAGGTTGCTGGGGTTGGAGCTGAGCGCCTTGATCTTGAAGCCGCTGGCAAAGTTGATGACGTAGACCAGGATGTCTTTATCCTCGTCATCAAACGCCTCTTCGCTCACCTCGCTGGCCGCATAGTGGTAGGCCTTGGCCCACATGGCACAGGCATCGATAAACTCGCGGGCCATGTCCTTGGTGGTGCCGACATAGAAGGTGTCGCAGCCGCCGGCCGTCGCCGACATCGATCCATTCAGGGCAGCATCTGCCGCCTCCGCCCAGGTCAACCCGGTACGCCGCGACTTCTCGGCAATCTTCAGTTGCGCATCGTCTGCAATCCAGCGCTTTTGATAGGGCAGCAGCACTTCCTTGGGATCAAACTCGCCGCCGATGATGGCGGCGGCTGACTGGTTGCGCAGTGCGTTCTGCTCAGGCGTCAGGTGATTCATGTTCATGGGCCAAATCTCCACAGGGCGATACAGAAGGAAGTACTTGACGCCATCACCCCATAGCAAAAGCCATCCACAGTGCAATCAGATGAAAACCATCTGAGCACCAGCATCGGTAGCACCAATGCTATCCACAGCATGAAGATGTTCATCATCCGATCCCCAGTATTTCACGCTTGATGGCGGCGGCCGTTTCGGCAGAGAGCCCGGCTTTGCTGGTGATCTTCTCGGCAGCCTCGGCGGCCTCGGCCAGGGCAGCGGCCCGGATCTCCTTCTCTACCTTGTGGCTGGACATAGCCGCCGCCTCGATACGCTGGATGACCAGCGCCAGCTGCCCCAGGCTCTTGGGGTCGACGACCTTGTCCGGGTCGTCCATCAGCTTCATGGAGGTTTCGAACGCCATGGTGCGCACGAACTCCTGCAGCATCTTGCCCAGGTCAGAGGCCGGAGCCTGGCCTAGCTTGGATGTCCAGACCTCGGCCACCTCGCGGGCCTGGCGGATCCGCGCGCCGTTCTGCTCCATCCGCAGGGTGTAGCGGTTCAGGCCTGACCGACTCAGCTTGTCCTCTTCCGGCAGTCCGGCGGCCTCAATCAGCTGATTGATCTGATCCAGGATGTCTTTTTGCGACATGGCCCCGGAGCGGATCAAGGCGTTCAGCTCTGTCTTGATGGCCTCCGGCAGCAGCTGCACCTTGCTCTTGGTGTTCTTGGTTTTGTCAGCCATCAAGATTTCCTACCATCAGGTAAAGACTCCATCTTTCCGCACCATGAACAGACTCGGTAAGCCTTGCGATAAGTCCATTCATGCCCCGTCATGTAACAGCAGAGTCGAAGTAACATGCCGCCCCCTATGCGTGGCCGAGGCGCCGTGCCCGTCGCTTGGCTCGCAGTGCCTTCGCCTTGCGCTGCTGGCGCTTATTGCAAGGCAGATGGCCATTAAAGCCAAAACGCCATGACGGCACCTCGTGGAATTTTGCGAATAAACCAAGAGTGCTTGGCGTAAACAACTCACAGATCCTGGCCAGGAATGCAGATAACTTGGGATAGGTATGCTTCATCATGATCTGCTCCTTATTGCGGTCTTGGTTTCTTGACGCCATCGACAACGGCCTGGCCGGTGGCCACGTCTTCGCCACGGCCAGTCAGGCGCGCCACCAGGCATTCACCCACCTTCTCCACGCTGACCAGGCCCTGCTCCTCCAGCCAGCGAATATGGGTTCGCACCGCATCCCGCGAGATGTTGTGGCCATAGGCCTCCAGGCACGAATCCAGGATCGATTCATTGGCGGAATAGCCCGCCATCTCCCGCAGGCTGCGCAAGATCACCAGCCGCTGATCGCCTACCACGAACGCTTTAAACTCCATGTTTCCCCCGGTTACTTCTCATTTAAACGTTGTTCCAACAGCAGCTGAGCCACATGATTTACCGGCTTCAATGCCTCGCTCAGCGCCTTGATGTCTCCCCGCATCGTGGCCATCTCCAGCCGCAAGGCGTTCACCTCTTCCCGTGTTGGCATGGCGGAGAGCTTCTCTTCGATGCTCGCAATCCTGTTGGTATCGATAGCCACGTTCTTCTCCAACTTCTCCAGGTCCTCCCGGCGGGCGAACGTCTTGCTGAGCCACAGCAGCACAAACGACACCAGCAGCGCCACCAGGGTGGTAATGACGCTCCACCACTTGGGGATCCAGTCAAACTCCATAGCGATGTCTCCTCGCTTTCTCTACACGGGCCTGGCATCCAACACAGCGACAAGCGGTCGGTGAAGCGGTCAGTCGATCAGGTGCAATGGGTTCACCACAGCCCAGGCAATAGCGGTTCCCTGCGGCGTCCTGGGCTGGGGTCTCGTTCTCGTTGTTGTTTAGTTGCTGGCGAAGGGCTCTATCACGGTCATCCTGCTCCAGCTGAGCGGCATCATCTATCCAGTCGGTCATCCAGCCCTCGACATCAGCTTGCCAATGCCAGCGGTCACGGCGGATTGCACCTTGTCACCTGATGCCTTGCTGTATGGCGCCCAGCCATCCAGGGTACGCAGCCCCAGATACGCAAGGGACGGGGTCAACATCATCATGGCCATCTCGAAATCGGCACCGCTCCCATGGCCAAAGGCCTCCAGCAGCGACATGGTGAAGACGTAGATGGCCGTGGCCTGCCAGCTTTGGCGGGCCATCAGCGGGCGGGTGCGGCGGACGTACTCGTCCTGGTTCTGGTCACCCTGGCGGATGGTGGCCTGTGTCTCGGCCTGGTTGGCCTGCTTGTCTTCCATCTCCAGGTCCTGGCGACGGGTGACCTCTTTCTCCAGCTCCACCTGCAACTTGGCAAAATCCAGCTGACTCGCTGGCGGCATGTCCGACAACTTGCCGGCCAGGGCGGCGCTCTGCTGGTCCTTGGTCAGACCCAACTTGCCGATGGACTCCACAGCATCGGCCACTGCGGTGGCAGTCTGGGCAGCCTGGCCATCACCAAACATGCTGGCGATACCACGGATCAGTGACGGCCCCTGACTAATTGCCAGGGTGGCCAATGGGATGAGCGGCAGCATCGGGATGCTCCTTCTTGTAGCGGGCCTGCATGATCTGCACTGGCGTGACAGAGGCGAAGCCCTTGGAAAATAGGGATTGATGGGTGGCGTTGTGGGAATAGAGCGGGGCAGCAGAGACATCCAGGCCGCCCAGTTCTGCCACAAAGCGGGCACGCCGGCCCGCCTTGAAGCTGATTAGGTAGCGCTGATTTCTCAGCTCAGGGATGCCGAAGATCTCCGCCGCTTGCTGGCCGCTTTGGTTGTGCTGGCGTGACAGGCTCATGATCACTCAACCCCATAAGCAGCAGCCCATTCACCGGTGCGCATCTGCTCGGCATGGCGGCGGGCGCGGTTCGGCGTCTGCTTGGCCCACAGCGAATCGAGCATGCCGGCGGCGGCATCCGCCCACCGACTTTCGGCAACCGCCTTGAGGGTGTTCTTGAATGCAGCCAAACCCGGGACGCCCATCTGGTAGGCCATGGAGATCAGCACCGCCTTGCGCGCCGGGAAGGGTTCGCAGGCCTTCAGTGCCGAGGCGATACGACTGTTCTGCCGCATCTCCTGCTTCTTGCTATCCAGCAGGCTGAGCAACCAGACATTACCGGCGGCTTGCGGAATGGTGAAGGTGTAATGGGCCAGCGGCGCCCCCTTGGGGCCGAGCTTGAAACCATAGCCGGCAGTCGGGTAGCCCTCGCTGCACAGATAGGGTTTAGCGCGCCAGCCTTCTTCAAACTTGATCAGCGAAACAATATTCATGGTGCACACCGTTCAGATAAAAACTGAATTGAAGTGTGCGGCGAAGGTGGGATTATTTGAGGTTCAGATATTTCACTGATAAAAAAAGGCGCCGAAGTGGCGCCGTTATTTGAGCAGGAATTTTAACGCCGCCATTTTGGCGAACATTTAACAGATTAGCTACCAAATAAATCTGGCTGGCGCAATTTACTTTCTCTCCGCCTATGAGCGGCAATTACCTGGTAGATGGTTGCCTCTGACTTGCGGTGCCGCAGGGCCAGCTCCTTGACGTTGCGGCCGTTGAACTCTTCCCAGATCTGCAGGTCTTCAATCTGCTTGAGCAGGCTGCGGCCACGAGGAAGGTAGACCTGGATGCCACCCATCTCCTTGCACAGGGTCAGCAGCAGCGCCATGGGCATGGTGTCGGT